CACCGCCGAGACCGAAACGGACGCGCCCGCCACCGAGCCCAGCGCCGACGAGGCCGAGCCGGAGACCAGCGAGGTGCCCGACGTCGTCGGCATGAACCACCGCGAGGCGATGGGCGTGCTCCACGAAGCGGGCTTCATGGTGAACGAGGAGGACGCCTCGCCCGAGGGCCGCATGATCATCCTCAACAGCGGCTGGAAGGTCTGCCGCCAGGACCCGGCGCCCGGCGCCACGGACGCCCTCCGCGTCGCCATCTACTCCGTCAAGCTCGACGAGTCCTGCTGACCATCCACAGACACGCGACTGAGCCCCCGGTGACCTGAACCCGGGGGCTCTGTCGTGCCAGCCGTCCGCTGCCCGGCGACGGGATCGGAGAGGTCTCCCCTACGGCCGTAACCGCAGGGCGCGCGCAGCGTCCGGGCAGCGGACTCTCACGGAGGCAGACATGGCACGCAGGGCGATGCAGGTCTGTCCCACACCAGGTTGCCCCCAGCTCACCCCACAGGGGCGCTGCGATGCGTGCCAGCGCAAGGCCGGCCGCCAGCGCGGCAGCGCAGCCTCCAAGGGGTACGACGCTCGATGGGCACGCACGCGGGCTGAGTACCTACGTGCCCACCCCTACTGCGAGTGCGACGAGTGCGAGACCCTCCCGCCCCTGCTCAGGCCCAGGGCGACCGAGGTCAACCACCGTGACGGGCTCGGACCGTTGGGACCGAGGGGTCACGACTGGGCCAACCTCCAGGCCATGACCAAGGCCCACCACTCGCGCGAGACCGCGAGGCACCAGCCTGGAGGCTGGAACGACCGCTCGGCGTGACGGAGCGGCATCAGTGCAGGTCAGAGGCCTGCGGATGGCAAACGCGCAGGTCAGAGGCTTGGACGGCCCTGGGGGGTGACCCCCGGCCAGTAGGGGGCCCAGAACGCCGGGGAGGGCTCTGAGAGGTCGGCCGGGTCAGAGGGTCCATGATCCACAGCTGGCTGTCACGCAACGTGACGGCCGTCGGTGCTGCGCAACGCGGCGCGCGAAGGAGTGATCACTATGCCCCGTGGGGGACACGCTGCGTCCGGCCCGCCGCCGGACCCGAACTCGCTGAAGTCCGCCAAGTCCGTGCAGGCCGGCGGGTGGTCGACGCTGCCGGCGGAGGGCCGCACCGGTCCGGCACCTGAGTGGCCGCTGACCGAACAGACCGGCCGTGAGGCGGTGCTGTGGGAGGAGCTTTGGGCGAAGCCGCAGGCGGTTGCCTGGGAGGAGCTGGAGCAGGACCTGGAGGTGGCGCTGTTCTGCCGGACGCTGGCGGAGGCCGAGCGCCCGGACTGCCGGGTCGACGTGAAGAAGATGGTCCGTAGCTACCTCGACAGTCTCGGGCTCAGCGTGGCGGGCATGCTCCGTAACCGGTGGAAGGTCGCCCCGGCTGCCGAGACCGCCGTGGCTCCCACGCCTACAGCGGCGCCCGCCCGGCGCCCGAGCGCGCGTGACCGGCTCAAGGTCGTGCCCAGTGGCGAAGGCGCCTGACCCCGGGTTCCTCGTCGACTTCCCCACCCTGTGGGTCGTGCCGGACTGGATCGAGGCTCATTGCCCCATCCCGGACGGCTTCCACGCGGGCGACCGCATGGAGCTGTACCCGTGGCAGTTGTGGTGCACGGTCAACCATTACCGGGTGCGCCCCGAGGCGTCCGTGGGTCAGAAGGCGACAGCGTTTCACTACCGGCGCAGTCAGGTCGTGGCCCCGCAGAAGACCGGCAAGGGCCCGTGGTCGGCGACGATCGTCCTGGCCGAAGCGGTCGGGCCGGTCGTCTTCGGCGGCTGGGCCAAGGGCGGCGAGCGGTACCGCTGCTCGGATCACGGCTGCCCGTGCGGCTGGTGGTACGAGTACGAGCCCGGCGACCCTATGGGTACGCCATGGCCCACCCCACTGATCCAGTTGACCGCGTCCAGCGAGGACCAGGTCGCGAACGTGTACCGGCCGTTGAAGTCGATGGTGAAGCTGGGGCCGCTCGGCGAGCAGCTGCGTGTCGGTGAGGAGTTCGTGCGGGTCGGTGACGCCGGCCGGATCGACGTGGTGACGTCATCGGCTCTATCCCGGCTGGGCAACCCGATCAACTTCGCCCTGCAGGACGAGACGGGCACCTGGACGACGGCGAACAAGCTGCGCAGGGTTGCCGAGACGCAGCGCCGAGGGTTGGCCGGTATGGGTGGCCGGTCGATGGAGACGACGAACACCTGGGATCCGTCCGAGAACAGCGTCGCTCAGACCACCTCGGCGTCGAAGCGCAGGGACATCTTCCGGTACCACCCGCAGGCCCCGAAGTCGCTGTCGTACAAGGACAAGCGGCAGCGGCGGAAGATCCACACCATCGTGTACGCAGGCTCGGCGCACGTCGACCTCGACGCCATCGAGGCTGAGGCCGCCGAGCTGATGGAACACGACCCGGCTCAGGCGGAGCGGTTCTACGGCAATCGCGTGGTGTCGGGCACGTCGGCGTGGCTGGACGGCGACCGTTGGGATGCCCGGGCCAAGCCTCGCCCGGTGAAGGCGCGCACGACGGTCGTGGGCGGCTTCGACGGATCCGACATCGACGATCACACGGCGATTCGGCTGGAGACCCTGGACGGCTACCAGTTCACCCCGGTCTACGGGCCGGACAAGCTGCCGACGGTCTGGAACCCGGCCGACTACGACGGGCAGGTGCCCCGCCTTGAGGTCCAGGCGGCCATGGACGAGGTGATGCGCACCTACAACGTGGTGCTGCTCTACGCGGACCCACCTTATTGGGAGTCCGAGGTGGACGCCTGGGCGGAGAAGCACGGCGAGCGGAAGGTGATCCGCTGGTACACCCGCCGCGTGGTGCAGATGCACGCGGCGTGCGAGCGGCTGAAGACCGACGTGCTGAAGAAGGACACCACGTTCACGCACGACGGCTGCCCGATCACTGCTGATCACGTCGCCAACACACGCGCGGCCGCGCGTCCGGGCGACCGGTACGTGCTGGCGAAGGCGTCCGAGGCTCAGAAGATCGACGCCTGTGTCACCTCGGTCCTCGCACACGAAGCGGCCGGCGATGCCATCGCGACGGGCCTGGCCGCCCGCAGAAGGAACTACTACTACGGCGCATGAGAGGGGGCCTGGCGCGTGGCCGATGAAGAGGAGCTGAAGAAGGCGAAGGCCCTCGTCGAGACGCTGGAGAAGGAGCTCACAAGCCGGTGCGGTCCTATCGACACGTACAAGGCGTACTACCGGGGCGAGCAGGCCCTGAAGTTCGCTTCCGACGAGTTCCGCAAGTACCACGGTGACCGCTACCGCGACTTCGCCGACAACTGGGTGCAGGTCGTGTCCGACTCCCCGGTGGAGCGGCTGACGGTGACCGGCATCAAGCCCTACGGCGCGGACAAGGCCGACGGCGAGTCGATGCGGGTGTGGCAGGCCAACGGCCTGGACGCCGACTCCCAGCTCGGGTTCCTCGGCGCGGTCATGTCCGCCCGGTCTTACGCCCTGGTGTGGGGCGACCCGGACGACGACGAGACGCCCGTGGTGACGTTCGAGGACGCCTCCAGCTGCATCGTCGCCTACGAGCCCGGCTCCCGGCGCAAGCGGCGGGCGGCTCTGCGACGCTGGCAGGACGGCAACAAGTTCATGGCCGTCCTCTACTTGCCGGACGCTGTGTGGAAGTTCGAGCGGCCCCTGGAAGGCGCCGTGAAGACCGAAGACATGGCGTCCGTCGACAAGCAGCTGGACGCGTGGCAGCCACGCGACATGCGCAACGAGCCGAACCCGCAGCCCAACCCGATGGGCGTGGTCCCGGTCGTGGAACTGTTCAACCGGCCGCTGCTGGTCGACGATCCGATCTCGGATGTGGCCGGAGTCGTGCCGATGCAGGACGCGGTGAACCTGCTGTGGGCGCAGTTGTTCACGGCCTCCGACTATGCCGCGTTCCCGCAGCGCGTCGTGCTCGGTGCCGAGCGGCCGATGATCCCGATCCTGAACGAGGCCGGCGACGTCGTCGGCGAGAAGCCGCTGGACCTGGAGAAGCTGGCCGCGGACCGGATCGCGTTCATCACCGGGGAGAACGCCAATATCGCCGAGTGGACGGCCGCCAACCTGGAGGCCTACACGCGGGTCATCGAGGTGGCGGTGGGGCACATCGCCGCGCAGACCCGCACCCCCCAGCACTACCTGATCGGCAAGATGGCCAACCTGTCCGCGGACGCGCTGCTCGCCGCGGAGACCGGTCTGGTCAAGCGGGTGGAGGAGAAACAGCTCTGGTACGGGCAGGCCATCCGCGAAGTCTTCGCACTGGTCGCCCTCGCACGCGGGGAAGACGACAAGGCGCGCGCGCTGCGGTCGGGCTACATGCTGTGGGCGGACGCGGAGTCCCGCTCGCAGGCGCAGTTGGCGGACGCGCTGCTGAAGCTGAAGCAGATCGGGTTCCCGTTCGAGTTCCTCGCCCTGCGATACGGGCTGACTCCGGCCGAGGTCGTTGACCTGCTGGCGATGATCGAGCGGGAGAACCAGCTCGACCCGCTCGGGGCGGCGGCCGCGCTGATGTCTCAGCGCCCGACCCCGCCCGCCGAGCCGGGAGCCCTTGAGGACGAGGGCGAACCGGTTGAGGATGCGGCGTGAGCGTCCCCCCGCCGGCGCAGGACCACCAGCAGCAGCGGGCCGCACAGGCGGCGACGACCGCGGCCGCAGTGCGCCAGGTGTGGAGCACTGTGGACCCCGAGCACCTCGAAGAGTCCTGGTTGGCGCGTGTGGCCCTGGTCGCTGAGCTGATCCGGGCCGGGCAGACGGCGGCCGCCGCGACGGCCGAGCCGTGGCTGACGCTGGAGACCGGGCCCGGTGAGGGCACCATCAACCCCGAGGCCGCCGTGGAGGCGGCGGGGGACCTGGGGGTGCCGCTGATCTATCCGCTGGTCATCGCCCTGAACCGGCTACGGCGCGGCTTCACCACTGCGCTGTCCATCCTGTCCGGGGCGTACTTCCTGGAGATGGTCACCCGCTCTCTGGTCGCGGATGCCGGCCGGATCGCGGACATGGCCGGGATGATTGCCCGGCCCCGGGTGGTGTCCTACGTGCGCGTGGTGGAGCTGCCCGCGTGCGCGCGGTGCATCATCCTCGCCGGGCGGGAGTACACGCTGTCGGAGGGGTTCCTGCGGCATCCGCGCTGTGACTGCACGCTCGCCCCGCGCCGCCCCGGTGACACGTGGGAGCTGGCCTCTCCGGAGAGTCTGTTCGAGCAGATGACCGAGGCGCAGCAGCGGCGCGCGTTCGGTGAGGCCGGCATGAGGGCCATAGTCGAGGGCGCGGACATCGCCCAGGTAGTCAACGCCCGACGGGGCATGACCACAGCGATCCGCTACGGCCGCCAGGTACAGGCCACCCGCGAGGGCACAACGAAGCGGGGCCTGTACGGCTCGCGGCGGGCGAAGTTCGAGAAAGCCGCTGGCGTCCGTTTCGGCACGGATACCCGGCTCATGCCGGACGAGATCTACCGGCTGGCCGATGACCGCGAGCACGCGATTCGCCTGCTGAAGCAGTACGGCTACCTGATGGGCGAGCCCTCACGTCCGGCTGGTCCGGCGCCCGCTGGCCAGTCCGGCTCACGGCCCAGGGGTGCGGGTCGCGAGGCTGGGGGAGCCGTGCCTCCTGTACCGCCGGAGCCTGGCGCAGCGGCAGCGACGGGCGGCGACGAAGTACCGTTCATGGGCGATCTCCTGCCCGATGCGTCGGGCGAGGCGGACGTCGAACGGCTGGAAGCCGGAGTGCGTGCCCTGTTCGAAGGCGTCGCGTTCGCCGGGTTCACCGTCGAGGTCACCAGGGTCCGGCCGGCCCCGAACAGGGTCGGTTTGACCGCGAACGTGATGCGTGACGGCCAGGTCGCCGGCGAGATCTGGAGGACGTTCAAACGGGACGCGGACGGCAAGCTGTTCGCCAAGCACGACATCCTCGAACTGGAAGCGCCGTTCCGCCGTATGGGGTTTTCCAACGCGGTGAACCAGCACCTGGAGAGCTGGTACCGGCGCTCACGCGCCGACCGGATCGAGCTGAACGCGGGGATGGACAACGGCGGCTTCGTGTGGGCCCGCAAGGGCTACGACTTCGCCACAGCCGAGGACGCAGAGGGCATCGCCGAGCGCCTGGAGCGCAAGCTCGACGAGCTGGAGTCCTGGCTGGACGAACACGAGGGCGACGACAGCGTCCCTGACGACGTCTACGAGGCAGCCGAGGACGAGTACGCTGAAGGCGAGGCGTTGCTGCGCCGGATGCACAGCGAGCCGTTCGACTCCCCCGGCTTCCCCCGCGCGCGGGACATCGCTGAGCTGGGGCGCCGGCCGCGCCACACACCGGCCGACACGTGGCTGGGCAAGCGGGTGCTGATGGGCTCGTCATGGAATGGGGTGAAGTACCTGTGAAGCAAGACCCGGAGTACGTGCGCCAAGAGCGCGCGATCGCCGAGTTCCGTCGACAGTGGATCGCTGACCACAACGGTGCTGAGCCCGAGGATGACGACGTGCCCGCAGACGAGCAGTGGGACTACATCCAGGAGACCCGCCGCCTGTCCGGCCGTGATCCCGATACCGGGCTGCTTCCAGGCGAACAGCCGGACTACCGCCGGCGACGTCGGCGTAGCTGACAGCCCCGCCCTTCCCAGGCCCGCACCCACCGTGCGGGCCTTTCTCATGCCGCGCGCAACGCACGGCCCCCCTTCACCCGCAATGGGAGACACCGCCATGACCACACCCACCTCTGACGCGCCTGCGGAGACCGTGCCCGACGGCGGCGAGCCGGCCACCGAGGATCTGGATCCGACCACCGACCCGGCGGCCGAGGGAGCCGAGGGCGACCAGGACGACGACCCCGAGGGAGCCGAACAGCTCGGCGACCCGGGCAAGAAGGCCCTGGACACGAT